AGGGTATTTCCCGTCTAGTGGAAAACGCTGGTCAGATAGGATGAGTACGTGAGGGAAAATCTTTTTCTCCAATGGTTGCCATGGCTCCGAATAGATAATTTTACTTTCATACAAGTCTACATATCTATCTAGTTTCTCGTTTATTTGCTTTTCGCTGTAAACAGTCTTTTGCACTTCGATAAAAAATGGCGTTTTCCTGAATATACAAAAGATATCCGGCTCGGCTGTGCCTTTACTTCCATACTTAGGTTCTACTTGAAATGTATCTACTTTCCCATGCTGTAAGATTTCTTTATAAACTTCCACGATTGCTAAAAAGTGGCCTATTTTTGCAGAGTTCTTTTTCATGGATATATCCGGTCCAAAGTAGACATAAGGATTAAAATCTGTAGAACGTTGAATTTTTCCATCTCGATGGAGTCTTTTTAGGACACTATTAGCGCTTTGTCTTGGATTTTTTAAATTCATAAAATATAAATCCATGATGTCATTACGACTCATCACTCTAAACCTATTTAAATCATCAATAATCGCTTTATCTCGATTCATCTCTTAACACCTCACTAAAAATATCCTCTTCCGTCAACTCGCTTTCTTTCTGTTCAACCTCTAAAGGTTCTAGCAGTTCCTCAGACTCATTTTTATTATTAATAGGCTTATACCCTTCTAAAATCTCTTTTGCCTTATTCTCGCTTAAATATGGAGCCTGTATCTCTGTTAATGTGTCTCTTTTCAAAAGAAAGCGACCTGGCACTTCTCTACTTATTTTTTCGCTACCTGGCGTACCTATGATTCTTGAATTTGATAAATCCGTGGTCCTGAATCCCATTCTTACAGTTAACAAAGAACGGACTTTTGTATCTAGAATGTCGTGTGAAGGGCGTTGTAAAGATAAAATGTTATAAATCCCTAGAGCACGACCTAAAGAATCAATCTGCACTAACATTTTCTTAATCTCTTTATTGTCCATCACCATAACGATTTCATCGATGGCCACGAGGATATAAGGCACCTTCTTATCTTGTGGGAGATCATCAACGTGCATTACACCAGTAGTATTTAATAACTTGCTTCGTCTTATCATTTCGTTATAAACCTTCGTGAGCATACTCTCTAGTTCTTCAGGGAAAACTGCAACCTTTTTAACGTGTTCCACATCTTTAAATAAATGAAACTCTGACATTTTTAAGTCTCCTAAGTAAAGATGTAATTCTTCAGGAGTTTTGTATTGTATTAATGTGCAAAGAATGGAACGTAATTGGGTACTCTTTCCGCTTCCTGGCTCACCAGAAATAAGTGCATTTGGCTCCGTTTTGGCATCATATGCGATTAGTTTCCCGTTCTTATCCATTCCACAGATAATAGGTACCTTCATTCCTTTAATGACCGGCTCGAGTGTTTTGTATTTATATGTTAATTGGTTCTTTATTCCTTTATTGTAAATGGTTAAAATAAAACATTTATGGTCTCCATCTATCTCGATGTTTTTACCGAAATGTTGCATAAACACATATTCTTTTTTGAAAACATCTTTTGGATCCATGCCGTTAATTAAATTGAATATATATGTTGTTTTCCCTTCATCGACTACTGCATCATTGATAGTGGGAAATACTTCCGTTACTTGGTCACCATTTTTATAAGTGTTATATAATCCAGCGCTTTTAAAAGCTTTTCTAAGCTTTGCCTTAGCCTTTTGTTTTGCTAGGAATGCTCTAACCTTCTCCATGTATTCAACCCCTCATGCCAAAGAATATAAGCCAGAATAAAGCGCCATACCCTAAGACAGGGAACATTATCTTTGTAACCCTTGAAACAACACCAGTAATATTTGTAAAACCATTTACAGTTAGTATTTTTTCGGAAAAGGCAGTGGCAGCAATCAAGCCACCACCGATTAAAAACAGGACAAATGCTGGCTCGTGTAGTGGGAATAATCCTTTTAAGGTAATAGGAGGAATGAAACCGTATATACTTGTAGTAAGAGGAAATTTCATTTGGATTGATGGAGCTGGGGGGCTCATGAAATCTTTAAATGAAATAACCTCTATTTTATTTTTATTAATCATGTTATCTTCTCCCTAAAAAGTTTCTTTGACTGATTTCATCCTGTACTTGTTTTACAATGTCAGCGTTGTTTGTGTACATAGCAAAACTTAATAACATCCACAATTGCTGACGAGTCATTTTAGTAAGTTTTTTCATAAATGTAAACCTCCTAATTGTGATTATTTCCCCATGCAATCAGTACACATATCACCATAAAAATCATAATCATCTCTTTCTTTCCCACACCAGCGACAAGTTTTCTTGAATAAGATTTTCTTTAAAAATTTCATAAGTAAAAACCTCCTAATATAATTTGTAAAGCTTCTACCGATTCCCGGAAAAATTCATAATCAATGCCATACCAAAAGTTTTCTTTAAATCCCTTTTGGATCACTCCTACACGATGGACAATAAATTGGTATACATCTTCTGTGAGTGGTGTTTGCTTCATAATGCTCCAATTAAAAATATCCATTAAGCAAGTTACATCGTCACCACAATAATTTTTAGCTGCATCCACATCTTTGAAAATGTCATAGTGTTTATCAATTTGTTGCCATTGTGCATTCTCATACCTGAATCTCAATTTGTTTATGGGTATATGCCAACCTGTTTCCATAATTCACCTCAAAAATATTTTAATTTCCCTGTATAAAACCTTTAATTTATGGGCATATTAATAAGTTGCCCCAGTGCATTTTCGCTTTGGGATGTTTTCCTCCCTTCCTTTCCCCCTCGCCGGTTCCCGGTCCCACTCCCCCTTTCCAACCCTCCTTTCTTAACAGATTTCTTTTTCTTTGATACATCTATCTTTCTAGTTGTACAAATGCAGCAATGTGAATCATTCGATAATTTTTCATTGTTAGATTAACAAGTATTACAACTCTTTTTTCTCGAATGATTCTTGAAAATTTCTTTGTTGTGATGTTAGCCTATGATTCAAAGTGAAAAAATTTATCTTGTCCATTAAAATTTTGTTTAATTTTTTTAATTTATGATAAAGGGATTAGACATAAATCTGTAGAAAAGTACCTTGAGGTGAAAATTATGAATTTCAATTGTAGATTGAAAGTTATTTTTGCGGAGAAGAATATTCAACAAACGGAATTTGCTCATAAAATCGGTATGAGTCGTGCTGCTTTAAGCTTACTTGTTAATAACAAAACTTTACCAAGCTTTAAAATTGCTTATAAAATAGCAAAAGAATTGAACTTACATATTGAAGAGATCTGGATTGAGGAAGTATAATGCAACCACCAATAACAAACGAACAAAATAAGATCATTTTTGATTACATCTACATAACGTATTTAATTAATGTGCTGGAAGAGGATTTAAAGAAGATACCTAGCTTAGGATTTAAACTACATGAACCATATCAGAAGTTTGTGGAAGAGGTATTAAGGAAAGTCAGGAAGGATCTGCAACTGCTTCGAGTGGAAATGAAGAAACATGAACTGAAGATTGGTGAACCACAACCAGAAGATATAATGGTTCACTACGATTATTGGATAGGACACAAAGAAGGATTTAAAAGGATGTTGGTTTATCATTTGAGAAATGAAGCAATGAGAAGATTGGAGGGTTATTTTAAAAAATAACACAAATTATACACAATACTTCTTATGATTTACTTGCTATACTTAATTTGTCAGTAATTGCATTGGACCACCAGTTGTTCTCCTTCTCTGGTGGTCCTTTATATATTTTAAAATTCGTATTCTACCTGTTGCTGTGCTGCTAATTCTTCAAAATTATCAGTATCGGAAGTTGGTGAGAAAATCATTTTCACCTTTGATATGTCTTCATCCTTGACAATAACTGCAGTCGTAAATTCTTTTACAACTTTGCCAAAGAATGTGTAATCCCCGTCCCCATCATCAAAAATAAAATCTTTAAAATTTGCATCAATTTGTTGTCCGTTGGATAAAACAAGGGTCTCTAAGTCAAACCAATCAACGTTCTTTTCTTCTGTATTTTCAGCAGTAAAACTAATTTGTAAATATGTAAAATTGTCATCAATAGTTTCTTCTGTATTTAATTCTAGCATTTCAGCAAAATCTGAATTTAGTTCAGTCATTTTAATTAATTTCATATTATTGACTGTAACTTTCAAAGGTGATAAATCAACTGTTTCGTTAATTTCTTTTATCTTTAGCAATTCAGCTGTTCCTGAAGTGTCAACAGTGACCTTTTGTCCAACGGTATCTAATATGTAATTACCGTTTTCATCTTTTTTAACTTCTGGCATTTCTTCTTGAGTTGTCTCTTCATCCTCTACAACTTCATTTGATACTTCTTTTTGTTCACTTGGTTTCGGATCTTCTTTTGGTTCTTCAGTCCCAGTTGTTGAATCCATATTAGAACCACATGCTACTAATCCTAACGAAAATAACCCCACAATCAATAGTAATAATATTTTTTTCATAGTACTTTCTCCCCTTTTTTTAATTATAAAACTTACTATTCTATAGTTATTTTAAAACACCTCTTAAAAATTACAAAAAGTTACAAATTTGACACAAATAAAAAAAGCCCTACCTCCAAAGAGATAGGGCCATACCTAAGATAATTAGTTATTTATTACATCTTAACAATATACGTGTTGTATCCTTCTTTTTCTAATTTTTCAGCGAGCGCTTGTGCATTTTCTTTTTTGCTAAAAGCTCCTACCTGCACTTTCCACAATCCATCTGTCGATGCTTCTTTCTTAGGTTGAGGTTTAGCTTCTTCAATATATTTAACATCGTAAATTTCACACAATGCCTTTGCTAATTCCACAGCACACTCTTTGCGATAAGATTCACTCATAAGATGTTTTAAGTCTTCAATATTATCCATAAACCCTAATTCAGTTAATACAGCTTCCATAGCAGTATTTTTACATACATATAACCAGTCACCATTCTTTACACCTCGATTTTTCATCTTGGTGCCTTTCATTACCCATTTGTGGATAATTTCAGCTTTAGCGACTGTTTTGGGATAAGTGAAATGTGCATATGTTTCTATTCCACCAGCTGCATTATCTAATTTTGCATTGTAGGCATTGGCATGGATAGACAAATAAAAATCTGCTTTCTTTTTATTTGCTAACTTCACTCTGTCAGCTAATGACACATCTTCATCAGATGGAGCGACTAACAAGGTTTTAAATCCGCAACGTTTCAGTTCTCTATCCAAATGGTAGACAACTCTTCTGTTAAACTCATTTTCTAACATCACAGTACCATCTGATAATTTAGGTGAGCGTTTGCCTGGTGTTTGCATTCCGTGACCATCGTCTAATGCTATTAACTTTGCCATTACTTACCCTCTCCTTTTAGTTTAATCCTTTTTCTTTTAATGCTTCTTTTTGAGCTCTACCCTTTTTACTTAGGTAATTATTCTTCCAAGCTGCATAAATAACAAAAGCTCCTGTAATAACAGCCACTAGATCATTTACAAATTCATCCGAAATAGTTTGATATCCTAATAGGTTTAACACTGCATTTAGAACAGCAACAATTAAAAACACAAACCTTGATACACTAGCTTTATCCATCTTACATACTCTCCTTTTTGCTAAATAGCGTTTTTATTTGTTCCTCATGTCTTGTGGTTTTGATTTTTAATAAATCAATCTCTTTATCATGAATTTCTAATTGCTTGTTCGTACTTAACCTAAATTCTTTTAGGGTTTCATTAAGTGAATTAATTGATTTTTGCAATGGTTCTATCACAATCTTTTTAAATAAAAAAATAGCGATACCGCCAACGAATGAGATTATCCCTATGATCCATGTAATTTCTTGTAAGTACAAAATTCCCTCACCCTTTCTAGGCAAAATAAAAAGAGTCCGTTTGGACCCTTACTGTACGTGATATCTTTTATGCGCTTGTTTCTTACGTTCCTCTGAGACATGCGCATATCCTACTTAGGTCGCTTCCTGAGCGGTTGATTTAAAGCCTTTTCAAGGCTCCAACCTCTCATAAGCCTTTTCTTAAGTTGATGATAGGTCATCCCTTTTTCGTCTGCCCACTCTGTAACTAATTTCGTTTCCCCTTTATGAGTGAGGAGTTCTTTTTGTTTTACTGGCTGCATTGCTCTTTCCAATGACCACCCTTTTTTCATACGGTGGCGAAATAATTCGTAATCAAGATTATATTTTCGAGCAAATTCAGCCTGGGTCATTGTTTCGCCTTTGTAAGTAACAAGGTGGTTAGTAGTCATATTGTTCATTTGAGTTTCAAAGTCTACCCATCTGCAATTTTCTTTTGAGTAATCCTTGTCCACATCAATTCTGTCTAAGGTGAGATTATCTGCATAACCTTCTTTCATATCCTCATAGAAGTTTTCGAACTGTTCCCATCTTTTATCATAGGTGATGCCTCTGCCACCGTAATTTTGATAAGATTTATTAGAAGGATCGTTGCACCTACGCTTCATGTTGCCCCAAGCATGATAAATTCTACTTCCACTTAAACCGTGTTTTTTATGAATGCAACCACAACTTTTATTATTTCCGTTCCTTAGTTCCTTAGCATTAACAGTTTTTGTACCTCCGCAATCACAATCGCATTTAATTAAAGGTCCGCGCCTATTCTTTCCAACGACTTCGACAGCAGTTAACAAACCAAATTTTCGACCGATAATTTCACTCAAACGAATCACTCCTTTGAGTAAATTATATCATATTAGGCCATGAAAATACATAATTACTTTAGTTTACGCACAAGAGAAAAAGAGCCCTAAAAAGAGCTCTTTCACAAACTTCATTTACTGCGGACTTTCTTCCAACTATGACTTAACAATAAACCCTTCACATGCTACACTTCTTATTTTTAATTCTCCAGTTGTGGCAGTAAGTGTGATTTCTGTTAGTTGGTCTTCTCTGCCATACGTTAATTTTTTAATTAACAGTGGGTCGGCTGAGTAAGATACAGTCTCTACTACGTCACCCGTTACATCTAATGTTCCTGTTGTATCCGGGTAAATAGCAATACACAATCGACCTTTCGCTTGTATTGTTACACTTTGACCTTGAGGAATATCAAAAGTATGGAAATATTTCTTAATTGGAACCCCTAAAACATCAACTGAACTACCTATACTGTGCATAGTAAAGTCATTTACTGTTGGTGTAAATGAAGTGTTTTTAAAAATATCCACATTCGACAGCCCCCAAGAATCTTGGATTTCACCTTTCCCGTAACCTATTTGTAACGTTACCTTCTTAATTTCTTCGATGATTAGAGAAGCTATATTCATTGATGCTCTATGATTATAATGTCTTTTCCCGTTACCAAGTGCTTGACCTCTTTCCATCATGTACTTATCGCCATCATACCTAGTTAAACTGTAAGTATCTATAAATGGCACTAAATACTTTTTGCACATATCCATCAAAGAAGTATTCCATAAGTGCGTTTTTGATTCTGTGTGATTTTCATACCACGGAATCGCTAACACAATAGGAATAATTCCAGCGTCCATACTTTGAACAACCATACCTTCCATTGCTGAAAGATAGTCTTCTAATGTGACATTTCCTCTAATATCGTTTGTACCAAATCCAAAAACAACAAAGTTAGGTGATTGGTCCAACACGGAAGTTTGAAAACTTACATTGATAGCATCGACTGCTGTTTCTCCCGGAAATCCTTCTTTAATAACTTGACTGTCGTACAAAACGGGTTCAAAAGCACTTAATTCTAAAACGTGAGCAATATAAGATTCCCATTCCTCTACAACAATGCCATCTTCTGTAGAAGTGTGTTCAGTATTAGAATCCCCGTAAGCCACAATAAGTGGGTCAATTCCATGCGCCCTTACTTTTTCAATATCATTAAATGTAATACCACTATCGTTAATGTCTATAAATTGATTATCAATTTTGCCGTAAGGGTTCAATCCGACATACCCATTCGGTTTGTTTTTATTATTTACAGTTTCGGACACAACAGCAGAGTCAAATTGAATAAAAGGTTCGTATTCCGTTGCAACCGACCCTTTTTCTAATTGATATGTTTCAACATCATTAGGACGAATTGTGACTATAACGTACCTAGCATCTGTCGGAGTGGTAAAAGTCCATAGTGTATTGTCAGGTGCAAATCCTAGTGACAACTTATTTTCATCGTAAAAATGAAATGTTTTCCCTGCACCATCACTAGATGTTGTTCTTGTATACGTTTCTCCTCCATTAACTGGTATAAAGTCCGATGTAACATAAGAAGAATGAGTTAAAATGTCACCTGTGGATGAATCAACATATGTTTTATCAGTTATAGTTTCTTTATTAAATAAATTCTTCGATGGATAATGTGTAACATTCACCATGTTTGTTTTTAATGATTCCTCAAGAGTGGCAATCGTAACTATTCCGTTTGGTAGTTCGTCTACATCAACATTTTTCAACTTCTCATAATAAGTCTCATAAGAAAGTAAAGTATCCCCTTTATTTATTCTGCGACTCCCCGTATAGATATTGGGTTGGAAATTTACTCGCATATAGTAATGATTTTCCGACGTTTGATAACTTTGACCTTCGCTATTTAAACTCACTCTCGGAAAAATAAATTGCTTATTTTCATCATAGAAACAAACGCTATATACACCATAAAAGTAATATATAGTGGATGGCGTTATAGGTAAATAATCAGTAACAGAGTAAGAACTATTTGCAATTGGATTACCATACCCATCAAGATAATAACCTACAGTTGCATTGTATTCTTTTAATAAATTGCTCGACAATTCTATAAAGTTGGTTTTTTCAACTGTTATTGCCTTATCAGCGAATTTTCGAGTAACCAAACTCCCATCCGCAGGAACCGCATTAATTGGTGTAGAACCAGCCATCTGTTGCAAAAATTCATCTGTCATGTATGTTTGGTCAAACTTACCTTTGTTCTTATCAATGTCAATAACAGATACTTCACCTTGATTCAATTTTTGTGCCATTTCCGCATTAAGAGTTTCAATATCGCCACGTGCTTGAGCATCTATTCCAGTGCCATTTTCGCGCAAATCTGTTACAACTGCTTCAACATCTGATAGGGCTTGGTTGATTGATTGCAGCTCGTTTGTACTTTCGAGAGCATCATCATTTAAAATTCCTTTAGCTACTGTATAAGTAAAATCATTGGAAACAGCTACTTTTGTGGTACCTTCATATAACATGATTTCAGCACTATGCGCTCCACCTACTACATATGCCTGTGTAGTTAGTAAGAACTCACATTGTCCCATTGCAGCATTTGTAACTGTCCCATCTTGGAACACCACTTGTCTATTTGGTTTCTTAATAGCGATCCGCGGCGTTATTCCAGTAAGACTGATAGGAGCACCGCTTTTATTAACTGTAACGATAAATTTGAGCGTGTCCAAATCGTTGGAGTTAACGTTATACACTTGGTTTCGGATGGATTTTTCTATATCTACGGTTATGTTAAATTCTTTATTCATGGCCTATCCCTCCTTCAGTAAACCAAAATAAAAAAGCCTTATTCGGCTTCTGGTTTTTTCGTCTCTTCCTGTTGTTCATTCTTTTTAGCTGATTTAGTCTCAGCGATTTCCTTTTCTAACGCAATAATTTGAGCGGTTTTTATTGCGCTTTCACGTGTCAGGATACTTATCCTTGCAGTTAAATTTTCAATAATGTCATTTAAATCTATATTCATTATTTTCACTCCTATTTTAGCTAGCCTGTTGTTCTAAATTTGTAACCCTTTGAGTTAGTTCGTCAATTGATTGCTGCATAACTTCAAATAGTAAAACGTGATCATCTAACCTTTTAAGACTGGACTCTGCTTTAACATCAACTTCTTGAGTCGCTTTAACGTTATAACCTAATAATTTATATAGGTTGATTGCTTTTCCGTCAGGGGTAGCCACTTCTGGACTTAATTCGCTGATTAATCCTACTTGCCAGTTGTCATATATCCCGTTATCGACATCAGTTTGTAGGATATATCGATTTACATCAAGATTGTTAATTGTACTTAATCCAATGTCTGCTAAAGGTTCTATGTTTGTTTTATATGTGATTGATGAACCATTGCGCACCTCACTTGTGCGAATAGGCCTATAACCTATCTCTGTTGCGCCAGCTCCAAATAGATCCGTAACTCTCAACTCACCCGTTGCATCCACCGCTAAATAAAAATTAAAATCTGCATTTCTAATTCGTATTCCACTAGCCATTAAAACAGGTGAGCCATTATTATTCGTTCCAGATATATCACCTGCACCCGATGTATTTCCGCTACCAGTACCATTGATATAAGCTGAGTGACCAGAATCTATTTTATAGTGATTAGCAACAACATCTTTCCATCCGTTACCGTCCTGGTCTTTAATGTGAATCTCTTGCTTTGCCCCTAGAATTAAGTAGTCGCCAAACACTGTCCGAAGGTGCATGTTGTAGTTGTTATTCGGCTGTGATAATATCCCCATCACCGTATCATCACTTGCTCTAAATGTGATAGATTGACCGCTTGTAGTCGTATAAGGATTTAATCTTTTTAAGACAAGTCCTGCATCATTTGCATTTACACGAAAACCACCTGATGTAACGTCCACTAAGGTATTTTTGTCTGCAAAAATATTTAGATCATAAAAGGCTTCAATAGTCATATTTTGACCACTGTAAATATGCATACCTAAACCTTTAACCGTTCCTGTTCTTGTTTCATCTGCGTACAAGTCAATAAACCTAGCACCGTTTTTATCTGGTGACAAGCTATGGATTTCTTGCTGTGTTGATATACCTTTATCAGTTAAGACTGTCCATCTATTATCATCTATAGTGGTACTACCAGCTACCTTTTTAGCTATTCCTGCTCTGAAAGCTCCTTCAAAAGACTGTGTGAAAGACGTGTAAGTTGCAGGTCCGTCAGGGAAGTCGCGTACAAACTGACCGTAAATACCCATCATATTTCCATCTATTTCAGCGTAAGTTTGTGTAGAACCACCACGTATTTTTATGTGTGTTGTATCAATGGTCCCGGCTTTTAATTTTGATACTGACAAATTAGCAATTTTAGCATCATCTACAGCAAGATTCCCTATCTTTGCATTAGTTACTGCTAAATCATCAATTTGAGCTGTCCCAATGATTGCGTTCTGGAGTTTCGCCCTTGTAATTGATGCATTTGCTAGGGCCCCATTCGCAGCAGTAATACTATTAGCTGCCATTAGACGAGCTGAGATTTGACCATCTTGTATTTGCACTTCTGTAATGGAATTCTCAGCTAATAATTGAGCTGTTTTCGATAACTCTCTAAGCTCAGCTGCAATGTCCTCACCAAAAAAGATATCTTCCGAAATGATTCGTGCAGTATTTGCTGTAGCTTCATCAGAGAACGGTCCAGCTACTCCATGAGTGTTAACCGCGCGTACTCTAAAATACCACTGTTGATTGTTGTCTGCTTTATGGCTATATACACTTGTTTTCCCACGATACACTAGATTCGAAGCGTCAGGTGTAAATCCTTGTATTTGAGAAGCATATATTTCATAATGCGCTATTGATATTGTACTGACGAAATCCCACTCAACTAAAATGTTCTTAAACAATCCCGATGCAACTACATTCAATACTTTTGTTGGTGTGACATTTTCTATGCGGTCATCGGTTACGGGTTTATTTCCTCCTTTATCCCAAATACCGCCTTTATCATTCAGTTTAGTTTCAATATCATCCAATCGTTTTTCATCTGCATATAAATCAATATGCTGTCCTAACTCTACTTCTCCTGTATTATCTGGATCAGATACATCATATTCGAATGAAATAACACGTGATTCAATTTCAATTGGTTTGGAAAAAGAACGGTCAATAGCAAATGTGGTATCTCCTAAGCGCACCTTTTCATGTTCATATCCTGTAATTTCTTCTAATAAAAAAACATCCATCTCATAATTTTCAAGTGGACGCTTTTGTTCTTGTAATGCTTCCCAAGTCTCTAAAAGTAATAATTCTGGGTCTTCTTGATCACCGTTATCAAATATTCCGAATCTATGACGTAAAGAACCATCTTCATTTTTTCTTCCATACTCGGCAAGCGCTTCTGGATCTCCTACCCATTCTTGTCCTAAGGGTTTATCAACTGGATCACCATTACTTACTTTCCATTCAACATCAGCAAACGTAATCTTTCTTGTAAATCCACCATCGTCTGTTTCTAATGATGAACCACGACCATATAGGGCTGTTTTGGGAAATGATTGAACTTTATGGGTAAGGGTAAGGATGTCTTTATCTATCTCCCATCGTTTTCCTGTATCTGCTCCTCGTCTTGCTGGTGCATCGATAAAACGACCAGAAATTTTGTTCTCATCCTCATTCAATTCAATTCTATCCTTAAACTCTCCACCCCAATTATTAATACATTTTTCAATGCCATTAGTCGCTGTATCATAATAAACATTAGTTGAGTTAGTCCCTAATTCCGCAACTTCACCAACTTCCCAACGTGTACCTTCTAAGACTCTGCTTAATGCATCTTGTAACGTTGTATTGTAAAGTCGGATATCTTCAATAATTTCATCATTCAATTCAAGAAAAGCCGGTTCGCAAATAGCTGTTATTTGTGGTCCATTGGTTCCGTTTGTTTCTTCTGGTTCTTTAATAACAAAAAGCCTAAAAGCACCGTCTTTATCCATAAATGCTACTTGGTTTTCAGCTACTACGTGTTTTGAATCCTCGTGATCCGCTGACACAGTGAACTCAAAAGTTGAACCTTGATTAAGAATTTCCTTAAATGGTGCATCCCAAAAAGAACATGCTCCTTCTACTTCGTTTGAGAGGACAGCTAATAGATTGTCATACGGATCAAAAATAAGTAAATCAGACATCTACAACCACCTCGGCTTGAATTTAATCGTTGTTTTTGCAACGTCGGAAGGTGTTACCGTCAAAATATTTTCTCCTGGCATCAAATTAAAAGGATTATTGCGCCAGTAATAAGTGTGCATATTTAAGACATTATTAATAAATACTTTACGCTTAGACAAATCAACTTCTAATTTATCACCTGCATCAAAGTTATATATTATTCTCACAAATTTACCGTTAGAGTGTTCAATTTTATACTCAGTTGCAGAAGAAGTGAAATTCACTATAATGATTGGTGTTGCTTCTTCATTTCCTTCATTTCGTATTGGATAGTCACCTAATACCAATTCCTCTTCTATACCATAAATAAGCGGATCGAGCATAGTTAACTCAATTGAAAATTCCCCATCTTCCATAGTGATGTTATCAATATCATAATCCCCTTCTTGAATCGCATATAATTCCTTATTTGGAGAGATATCTCTAACAATCTTAAATTCTTCCTTGGTATAAAACATCCTGAAAATATCGTGTTTCAAGTTGTCAAAAGACTGAATGTCCTCTGCCTCAAATTCAAATCCAATTTCTATCTTCCTTGTTTTTATTCGAGAAGATACTAAAAATGAACCGTTGCCTTTTGGCCGTTCTATTGTTCTTCTTTCTGCGTCAGGGGAAAAAATATGAAATGAGGATACCCACAATCCTAAGTTGTGCATGTCAAATATTTCACCGTTAACATATTCAATTAGGAAGTTAAGTTTACTTTTCATCGAATTCTCCCCTTTATAGTCCTTGCACTTTGGTTTTGATGCCTAACTGTTTCTTCTCGAATCGGTTTCCACATTACTTTTCCAACAGATTTTTTATTCAAAACTACATCCGCTGCTTCGATATTCACTTGAAGTATATTGTTAGATACTTTATCAACTAAGTTATTTTTCGCATTTGACAACTTGTTTTGTGCTGCAGCAATTAACTTTGCTATTTTCATAGCGTGAGGTCCTTCAAAAGGAACAATCCCCTCTTCCACATCACCAAATCCTGCATTACCTGCAATAAATGGCTGTGTCATTACCCCGCCTGTTTTGTGCCAATTCACATTAAATCTTGGGTAAGGAATGCTTATCCCTGCAATCTCTTTATAAGCTGTACTTATATCGATTTTCGGAAGTTTTGGTTTTGGAATCGTAATCTTCATTTTGCTAAACGCACCAGTGATCTTGTCTATAATTCCAAGGATAGTATCACGTGCATTTTGAATTGGATTTGTCATAAAATCCTTTACTTTAGAAAAAATCGATTGAGCTTTAGATTTTATTGAATCAAAATTTTTATAAATAAATAATGCTAATGCCCCAATCGGACCAGTTACTACTGCAAGTATAGTTGAACCCCATTTTTGAAAGAACGAGATGACATAATTAAATACTTTTACTGCAGTATCCTTTATCCAATTCCACGCTTTAGTAACAGCGTTTCTAAAAGCTTCGTTTTTCTGCCACAAAAGAACAATAGCTGTAACGAGTGCGGTTATTATCGCAATTACAATTCCGACTGGTCCCGTCAGAGCTAACATTACAATCCTTAATACTTTAAAGACTGGCGCAAGTTTAGAAATCCAGCTCCACAGCTTTGTAACAACATTTATAATTGGCATTACACCTTGCAAGAAAAATCCAAAGAAAGATATTAGTGGACCTAAAATCGCTAATAATCCACCAATCACCACAACTACCCTTTGAATGCCAGGACTAAGGTTTTGAAACCATAGTGCAAACCGTTCAAGGTATGGAGTTACTTGCATGAGCATATTTAATAAAATAATTCCAACTGGTTCTAATGCTGCACCTATAGATCTTAAAGAACTTTGAAGTTTCATCCCAAAAGATTCTTCTTGAGATTGTGCTAGGGCATCCATGGATCCTTTAGTATTTTGTAGCGAGGTGTTAACATCATTTAAAGAAAATACAGTTTTTGCGCCCATGTCTTCAAACTTTGTACCGAATAAGTCAACACCTATTTGATTGGCTAATACTTGATCATCCATCTTTTCTAGTTCTGGAATAACAACGTCAAATAATTCCTGTGTTGTTGCTTTACCATCTAGGAATTTTTGAAACATATCCTGTGTACTTTGGGACATTCCTTCAAATGCTTCGGCTGTTGTTTTAGAACCATCCCTTGCACGAATATCAAACTCTTTCATCAAGTCATTAATGTAGTCTAGATTATAAGCTCCATTTTGACTTCCATTAGCTAATATAGTGAAATACTCTTCCGCGGAAAATCCCATTTGTTTAAATAGAGGAGCATATTCAGAAACGTTATCGAACATTTCTTGGGAGTAATTTAACCCTTCTGCTTGGCCCTTAGCGAACAAATCCATAGCTTCTTGAGATGTTAATCCAAAGTTATGCATCAATTGATTAATACCACGTGTAGCTTCACTAACATCCGAATCCGTTACTTTTGCTAAAGTTAATATGTCCTTAGTAGCCTCTTGAAGTGGTTCCCCATCGTTAATGCCTTGAATATTTTGCTTTACTAACATCATTGCTCTTGCAGCATCTTCTGGATTGTCACCGAATCCGTCCGTCCAAACTGTACGCAAATCTTCTTCAAGTTGCTTAGCTTCTTCTCCTGTTGTGCCTAATGAACCATTTAATAAACGAACTGCTCCATCTATATCAACTGCAGTTTTCCCTGCAGCAAGACCCATACCAGCTAACGGAAGTGTTACACCAGTGGAAAATTTACCTCCAATGTCTTTTGCTTTATCTCCTACTTCTGCTAGAGCATCAGATAATTTCTTAGCATCCTTAGCAGTGTCTTCCATTGCTTGGGATTGTTTATTCAATTCCGCTTTAGTACCGCTTATGGCATTCTCGAGCTTTTGTTCACTAATACGTAAATCTAATAATTTATTTGATAGTTTATTAGCCTCATTAGAGTTTTCACCATAATGTTGCTTGGCTTTTGCTAATTGTTCCTCTGTTAATTTAATCTTCTTTCTAGTCAGTTCTTGTTCACTTGATAAACGATTTATTTTGTTGCTTAATAGGTCCGATGCAGAGCCATTTTGTTTCAATTGTTCTTCTTGCAACTTAAATTCTTTTCTTAATTTCGTACTCTCACGATTTATTTCGGCCATGCCATCATTAAACTCTTTATTGAGTACACTAAATTTAACTTTAGCTTCTGGTTGTTTTGCCATTCGTTCACCTCCGATCTATTGATATTTAGGGTTATTAGACCATGAATCATATGCTTGTTTGTTTTCGAATATCCGTTCAACATCAAACAACGGATAATCCCAGAAGGTTTCATGGTCAATTCCATAGGCTAATACATAAAGGGTGTAAAGGTCTTCTACACATTGAATATTTAGTTTAGGAGGTTTTATTTTCCGTTCGCCTTTTTCCGCTTTTTTTTTGTGCTTTGTTCTAATCCCTTTTTGAATTCATTTGGATTATCGTCAATGTAAGGCATAACTAACTCGATATAATCAATCATTATTTTTTCCATATCAGCGTGGTATAAGTTGAGAAAATCATCGTAGGAGAGTTGTAAAGCTTTATTCGCTCCAATCACACCCAAATAGATGACAGGTAAATATTTTTCAATATCTATAATTTCTGCTTGTTCAGGTGTGATGTTATCCATATCAATATTCCCATCAGAATCAACCAGCTGATTCATTTTAATCAATTCGCTAATGAGTGATGTTTTTGTAATTCCAAGTTGCTGTCCTCTAGCTAAGGATCTATGAGTAAGAAATGCAGGATATCTCTTCGGATTAATAAAACGTTTTTCAAAAGTCCCATCTTCCAATTCAACAATTTCAACTTCCTTTAATTCAATAGCGCTAATTTTAACACCCATTTAGATTCCTCCTTCCTATATACAAATAAAAAAGGAGCAGGTAAAAACCTACTCCTAAGGCGCTGGAATTGCTTCGACAAGCGTGTAATTAAATTCAGAATGCCAAGTGTCAGCAATAGTTGGATCATCTAATTCTGAAACAAACGCTTCGTAATATAAGTTACCTTGTTCATCTGGATATGCAGTTACTTCAACTTCCATTTGTGCTACTTCATCTGCACCATTTTCAATTGCGAATTTAAACCCTGTAGCACTAACCGCTTTCGGGAAAGCAATTAATTTCACTACATCTTCAAACTCATCAATTACGTCAGCAGTATAAACAAATTCTTTCCCTTTGCTTTGCTGAGAATATTTATAAACACCAGGCTTTAATCCTTCTGTACTTAATCCGAAGAAATCACGAACAACTCCAACCGGGATAAGTGCAGAAATTGTTATGTCAATCTTTTCAGGTTTTGTCTTTTTACGGACCTCTACACCTTCTGCTCTTTTTATTAATTCTCTTAAAGTTGTTTCTCCTTCGATAGATCCGATACTCCCAAACTTGGTTCCTGGCTTTTTTGTTCCATCGGTTTCAAAAAACTGAATGCTTGAATTTTTAATACTAGTTGAATCAAACTCTTCTACAATTGTAGCCATTAATTTAACGCCTCCTCTAATTTCTTATCTATCCGCTCATTCAATCTATTCATAATTCTTGGTGTAGCCTTTTCTAATCCTTTTTCCATGAATCTTTGTTCTACTGGATTGGATGGTCCACGTCCTTCATTCGGAAAGACGAGGTATCCAAAACTACCTTTTTTCTTTGCAGCTCCACCCTTAGTTGTAATCGTGAAACCCAAATTGTCATTTTTCACTTTAGACCAATTACTTGTCTTCGCATGTTTCTTTTTTCTCATTCTGTTTTTAAATGTGGATACTGGAATGAATTTAGTAATTTCTTCAATCGTTATCTCAGCACCGTCTGTATGTAAAGTGTCATTAATAACATCCTCCATTACATCAGGTAGTTGAGATATTTTATTTTGAAGTTTTACTATCTCTGAATAATCCAGCTTATACTTGATACTCAATTGGAATCTTCCTCGTAAATGTAATTGTTACTCTATCCATAAAACGATCAGTATCCTTCATCTGCATTCGTTCTTTAGTTGAATCAGTAAAGTAGACTCCTTTAACTGTTATCAGACTAGATATAATATCTATTGTCATTTCGTCTACATCATCTTTATTTTCAGAATGATAATAAACATTGATATCCTGAGAGAGTTTTTTAAAATCTTGTGTAGGTTGGAAATTCCCTGTTTCAAAAATAAAACAGTTATAACCGTTTTTATCAAGGTCCTTTTCCTCGTCCTCTGCAATATCATCCTCAAAAACAGGAAGATTAAATTGAGTTGAAAGGTTATTAAAAATGGCTTCTTTTTGTTCGCGCATTATTGTTTTAGTTCTTTCATTCAACTTAATCCACCTACTTCCTGAAGATAGAAATAAAGATGCCGTTTTAAGTTGTCAGAATCAACTTTAATCACATCATATTCTATATTATTTATGATTACATTTAGTTTAGCTTTATTAACGTTCCTAAAAGAAGGAGGGTACTGAGTTTTAACTTTTAAGTCTAAACTCGCACCCATCATACCAGCAAATTGAAAGTCATTGTCTCTTCTTGAAATCTCTTTGAATGCTAATGTTCCTTCACTGATAAAGGCTTCTCCTATTCGTTTTCCAGTAGAAGAGCGTTGCGTTTGTTTATGTCCATAAATTAATAAACCATCATTAAACACTTCATGTAGTGGTGGTTGTTGTTGACGAAACATGTTTTTTCACTCCTTCTCTTATGGAAAGTTTAAGGAGTTCTCGCTTGAAATTGACTTCAAACATTTCAAATGTATTGTTACGAACATAACGACAATAATCTAGCAATAACTGCTTTGCCTGGTAATCATCTTCATAAACCAACTCACAATCAGCAATGTCGTTTAAATATGCTTTCCCTCTGTTGATCATGGGTATTAACACAGTGGCATCTTCTTCATTCCACGTTATGTGTAAGTAGCTTTTTACCTCTTCAAGCATAAAAACCACCTCCTATTATTTTTCAGAAGATGGTTCTTTCGTTTCTTCATTCGATTCAACTTCCTGGATAAAGACACGTTTATAATGTTTATGTTCCTTAGACAATTCCTCGATTCGTTTTTTTGTAGGTTTGTAGTCTCCTTTGGGATACTCATCTCCCACCTCGTAAAGAGTGTTATTGTCTTTTGAATCTTTAAACTTATTGATTACTTTATAAGGCATGTATAAATCTCCCTTCTATTTATCCATTAAACTGCAGGTGCTGGTTCAAGAGCGCTAATATCGTATACAGTGAATGAATCTGGATCAAGCGGCCGACCGTTTGCAAGGCGACGAATTAAATACAAACGTTGGTCTTCAATCATTCGTAATACATCAGTAGTTTCTAATGTCTGTTTTGATGCAACACCCATAAAGTAATCCTTTGGATTACCCGCAACCATACGATTTAATGGCACTGCAGGAGATTGTACAATTTTAAGACCCGGAACTGCAAAATTATCATATGTCCATGTACCATCGTCTTTTTGTTTTGCTCCTAATGAAAAGAATTTTGTTGCATAATCTAATGGATTGACAATTAGAGTTACACCAGTATAACGACGAGTACCACCTTTTGTAGTTGGCGCTAGTATTTCTGTTCCAATTGTTGATGGTGAAAAATCAGGTAAAGCAACAGGTGTTTTGTCAGGGTAAGCTCCACCAACTACAGCTCCTTCTAAATCTTTAATCATACCAATTGGTTTTTTGTTACCATCGCCATTAACAATTACGTTTTCTAATTCATCGGCAACAACTTCTTGCATAAAGAGACGGACGTAACGATCTAACCATTCAGGTCCCAGCTCAAACATTGCTTTTGATACAACTAAGAAACCACTAAGTTTGAACATACCTTGTTCAATT